ACTTGCTAATCTCATTGGAGAGTCACCAACAACAAATGCTGTTAAGCCTCTGTCATTGTTCAATGTAACCATTTCACCAATTAGCTCTGGATAACCAGGAGTTGCTAATAAGTTAAAGATTCTTGATTCGTTATCTCTAATGTCTTGGTTGCTATTCATTAGTGCCTGTAACGCTTGTACAACAACTTTACGCTGTGCCTTACGACCGAATGTACCTGAACCATCACTTTGGTTAGCACTTTCAGTTACCCATCTATGTGGATAGTAAGCCGCCATTGATTCGTCGCCGTTACGTGCATTATCTTCTGCTACGTCAATTGAGTTACGTACAAATTTCTTAACGTTAAATCCAGAACGTCTTAAGTTCCATAACAACATACCTTTTGGATATAGTGCTGGATCTGGAGCATCTGGGTCTAAGTAATTACTTGCCGCTAAGTCTGCAATAGTACCTGCTGATCCACTGTTAGCACCCGAAGTGTTATAACGTGCATCACTAAACAACACACCATTCTCTGTAGTTTGGTCTGTGCTATCTCTTAATACCCATTTCAATGTAGTTCCATTGTATTGGTAAATTACAGGATAGTTTTCTAAGTCTGCTGTACTAATCCAAAGGTCTCCGTTTACAAGTGCTGAACCATCTGACTGTGTAGTTGGTTGTGTTGCACTAACAATTGGACCATTTGGTGAACTGTTTGGAAAGCCTGAAGAACTGTCTTGGTAACCTACCCAAGTAGTTCCGTTGTGTAACATAATATCACACTCGTCAACAATACTGTTGTACCATAACTGACCATCTAATGCTAATGCACTTGGTGCATCATCACTTGCTGTGTATGATAGTACTTGCCAATTCGAAGCCATAAACTGCTTAGGATTAGTTGAACTATCTGTTCCTGGAACATAGTATAAGTTCGCTGTACCTGTGTTTGCATCAACATATGGAGTAAATCCTGCTAATGTTAATCCACCATCGGTATCAACAATTCTAATCTCTCCACCATCGTTGTGTTCAATTACAACTCTGTTTGAAGCGTCTACACTTGCTACAATGTTAGTAAAGCCAGCACTGTTAATTTGACCTGCAATTTCTTCAGCGTCTGCCGCCGCGCCTGTTGCAACAGCCGAAACTGTTACTGCCGCACTCATTACATTTGAGTTAGTAGTTGACTCGCTCATTGTAAATGTATAAGTTGCCGCAGATACTTGATCAGTAATAATTGCTGATGTAATCTTAGTAGATCCAGTAGCAACTCTTTTAAAGATTTTAAAATCATACTCTGGACTTGCGCCTTCAGTAACATTTGTTTGAGCATAGTAAGTATCAACTGAAAGGTTTACACCTCCGCCTGTTGAATCTAAGCCTTTTAATGCTGACATGTTATCTGAATACAATGGAACAGTTTTGTTATCCCATAGTTCAGTAGTACCATTAAATTCTTTAACACTTAATTTAGCACCCAAGTTTGCATCAGTAGTTTTAAACCAAATACTTCCGCTTGGTCTTGGAGTAGTGTCTGCTGTTTTAAATTCTGGCACACTTGTATGTGCTGAAATTTGTAATTCTGGTGCGTTGTAAGTTGCCGCTGTTAAACCAACTTCAGCCGCTAAACCTGTACCGTCTGCAATTACAAGAGCAACACCAGTTGAAAAAATGTTCAATCTGCTGTTTACTGCACTTGCTGTTACGCCTGCAATACCTGCACCGTTAATATCACTAACAACATCTGCTAACGCAGTACCTGATGCTGTAATTGTGTTACTGTTAATAGTTAATGTTTTACCACCTGTTACAGTTGGATTACTTGTACTTGCAACTGCTGTAGGCCAACTTGCTTGCCATGCATCAGTTCCAACTTTAACCCAAGCACCACTTGTGTTTTTGTAGTACGTTTTGTTAATTGTAGTTGTTGCTACTGTTACGTAGTCACCAATTGCACCAACTGATGCTAAAGGAGCACCCGTTGCTTGTCCGCCAACTAATTTAGTTGCGTCTGTAATAACTGTAGGTGTTTTCATAGTGAACGTTTGTCCACCTGTAGTAGTAGCGGCGTTGCCGTTCCACTCAAAAATGCCCATTCTACTAATTTGCGTATCAAACCAGTAAGTTCCATCAGCCGGATCAGCCGCTGGTGCAGTAGCAGTTGCTTGTAACTCATTTAAGTCAATGTCTGCTCTTACAACAAATGCTCTGTTGGAAACTCCTAAGTATGAGTAAGCCGCTTGTAGACCGTATTCATTAATCTCTGATCCATGAATTGGGTTATTGTTGTTATCTGTATAAAATAAAGGATCTCCAAAAGTTTCGGATAAATCTCTTTGTGATGTAAGCAAAAACGGAACTCCAGCATTCGCTTTCGTTGTTCCTCTTGCTGTACCTGTTGCACTGGCGTTCGCTTTATCTTGCGCCGTTGCAACAAAAATCATTGGGGTAGTCCCTGGTTCAGCAGGTGTATAGAAACTTTCATCTATAACGCTGACCTGTACTCCGGGTGATACTAAGTTTGCCATATTTGTTCTCCTGTTGAACTTATTATATGTATTTAGCAACGTTGCAATAAAAGTATCCAAAACACCTATTGAAAAAGGGCATTAAAAGGGTAGGTAAATACAAGTATGAGACCTTTATGCAAGTGCGGTAAAAGACCTGTTGCTGTTAATTATAAGAAAGGCAACAAGACTTTTTATAGAACCAAGTGCGATATATGTGTTCGCAACAAGGGTAAAGAACTGGGTGAACCAAAATGGTATCTTGCTGGTTATAGACAGAAAACCCATTGTGAAAAATGTAATTTCAAAGCCATATATAGAGAGCAAATGCGAGTGTTTCACCTTGACGGTGATCTAAATAACAATAGACCCAGTAATATGAAAACTATTTGTAGTAATTGTCAGATTGCTATGCAGAGAGAGGGGTCACGTTGGAAACAAGGCGATCTTGAACCTGATTTTTAAGATCTAATAACGTACCATTATTATCAATAGTCTGTGAAAACTTCGTATGTGCCCAGGCCCACTCAGATGCATGTACATCTTTAGGCTCAACACCAACATCTTGATATATTCTAAACCAGATAGGATCTTGTCCACGTTTTACACGCCAAACTTCTCCGTTTATTTCGTATAACATTTTTGCTTCGTTAGGAAAACGTACATCTGGTATTACAAAGTTTGTATTAGGATTATCTATAATGTGCTTTTTAGTAAGACTTACCCAAATGCCATCGTAAAATCCATTACGCATACATTCTGTACCAAATTCTTGTAATACAAGTCTTGGTGTAATTTCCCTACCTGTTTCTTGTGTCCAATATTGGTCTATTTGCTCACGCCAATTCCTTGACTCATCAGTTTTGCCATCAAGTAATGTTCTATCCCAATTGAACATAACACCAACTGCGTCTTTTAGTTTGTCAGCAAATGATATCTTTACAAAGTTATGATTATCTATTAAATTTTGAGCGACTGTGTCTTTACCAGATCCAATTAAACCGCAAATGCCTATTAGCACAAATAATACTCCTATAAGTTTATTTTAAGTTATAGTATAGTATAAATTTATGCTTTTGTCAAGTACTTTTTAACCAATACTGAAACCGTAACCAACGCCACCTGCAACCTGTAATTTTAGGTCTTCTTCAAGTTTGTCCATTTCGGCTTGTGCTTCTGCTTTGAGTGCGTCACCATTAAGTGTTGATCCACCCTGTGGTCCTGCAATAGTGGCAAATTTACTTCTTGCTTCACCAAGCATAAACTTACATTTAGCAAGTGTATAATCTTTGATCCACTGCTTTGAAAGGTAGTCTGTAAGTATTTGGAAGTCTGGTCTATAGTTGTATGCTTGAATTAAAACATTTTCGCCTGTTCTTGGTCTTTGTAGAATAGTTAATTTTTTAGTTGCTGTGTTCCAAGTAAATTCGATAAATGAACCAAACATACGTCCTACAAGTTCTTGGTAACCAGCAAACAAATTGTATGTTGCTAAACCACCCATGTTAGAACTTGATAACAAGTAAGTGTTTGTGTAGGCTAAATTGAATGGCTCGAACATTGTGCCGCCATCGCCTCCACCTGTTCTTGAACCAATTGAACGTCTAAACATTTGACGGACTTCGACCACCTCATCTGGTAGTGTGTATTCATTCTGATCAAGTACCAGATCAAGAAACATATATGACTCTTCAACTGAATTATCACTTCTTTGACGGAATTTGTCAAATGATGCTCTAATTGCTATTTCGTAGTGTTCTGGATCAAGTTCAACATCAATCATGCCTCCGCCTAACATTGCGTTTACATAATCAAATACTTCTTGTTTTGCTGTTGTTATATTTGCCATAATCTTTCGTCTCCATTAGTATTTATGCGTTCGATAAATACAAGTACAATGCCGAGAATAAGTTTATACAAACCCGAGAAGGGCAAAGACTACGATTTCCTTGATAAGACTATAACAGAGATGTTTACAGTTGGCGGAACCGATGTTTTTGTACACAAGTACTTAGGTCCTAAGAATCCAGACGAAGCAGATGCTACTCCGTCACAGCCTCGCTATGATGCTGTAAAGGAAACGAATATACAGGACATGCTATTCATGGAAAACCGTGATAGAAAGTATGATCCGGATATCTACGTTATGCGTGGAATATATAACACCCAAGATGTTGATTTTGACATGAGCCAATTTGGTCTATTCTTAACCAACGACACATTGTTTATGACTATACCAATTAATTATAGTGTAAAAACACTTGGAAGAAAAATTATGCCAGGTGATGTACTTGAACTACCTCACTTAAAAGACGAATATGCTCTTAATGATTATCAAGTAGCACTAAAACGTTTCTATGTAGTTGAAGATGTAAACAGAGCGGCAGAAGGATTTAGTCAAACTTGGTACCCACATTTGTATCGTGTAAAAATGAAACAAATTGTTGACTCACAAGAATTTAAAGACATACTTGATTTACCAACAGAAGAAGGATCGTCACAAACACTGCGTGATGTTCTTAGTACATATGATAAGGAAATGCAAATTAATAATGCTATTCTAAATCAAGCAGAAGCAGATTCACCACAGTCAGGTTATGATACAACTTCATTATACACACTTCAAACAGACGCAGAAGGAAAACCAGAACTTGTTACTACTGATATTGATCAGTTAGATGCAAGTACTGCTGGAGAATTTGCAGATAGAGTTAATCAAAC